GCACTTTAAGTTTGCTAGGTTTAGCAAAAGTACGCACCAGCTAAATACAGTATAAAGAGAGCGAGCTATGGCAATACAAACTATTAATCTAGGAACTTATGCAAACGACGGTACTGGCGATGATCTACGCACGGCCTTTCAGAAAGTTAATGCTAATTTAGTAGAATTATACAGCACAGTGTCAGGATGCGCTGTAGGAGCAACTCCTCCTACATTAGGCGTTGAACAAGGCGAACTATGGTGGAGCACTGTAGAAGGTCGACTATACATTTTCTACAATGGTGCTTGGATTGACGCAAGTCCCGAGTTATCATTTTCAATTAATAATTACGATTTGTCCGAGCTAGGCGATGTATCAGACACTGCAGCAACATTAGGACAAGCATTGGTCTGGGATGGTAGTGCATGGACTCCGGGAAATGTAGCAATCGGTGGAGACTTAGATTTAGGTACATTTGCATCACCAGCTAGCATATTTTTGGATTTAGGAACATTTTAAGGTTTAGGAGACAACAATGGCATTACAATTACGTAGAGGTCTATCAACAAATAGAACCTCAATAACTCCAGCAACAGGCGAGTTAATTTATACTACAGATACAAAGTTAGTATATGTAGGCGACGGTACTACTGCTGGCGGTAATGTTATAAGTGGCGGTGGAGGAGGTATTACTGATATTGTAAACGATACAACACCGCAACTAGGTGGCGCACTTGATGTTAACGGATACAGGATCGTTAGTACAGGAAACGGCAATATTGAAATAGATCCAGCCGGAACTGGCGACATTATATTACACAACAATTTAACTATTAACGAAGCAGGCAATATTACAAAAACTGGACAATTGAATATTAGTCCAACTACACTTACTAGTTTTGGTAGTAATACTACATTAGTAGACGGAAATGTTTATATTACTCGCAATTCTTATACAACTGCTGCTAATACAGGATTTACATTTGCACAGCATCATAACACAGCAGATGCTATGAATTTTACATTCTATAGAACTAGAGGCACAGGCACTGCACCAACAGCAATAGTAAACGGAGACGACATTGTTGATCTTGCGTTTGCTGCCTATGACGGAACAACAGATCTAGCTGCTGGAAATATTACTTGTCAAGCAGACGGTGTTGTCAGTACTGGATTAATCCCTGGCAGATTTAGATTTGCACTGCACGACGGTGTAACTACCGGATCGGGCGGATTAAGGGCTGTTGCAGAATTATCGGCTGCGGGAATATGGAAAGTTAACAGCATTGCTCCATTTAGTGGTACAACATTAAGTCTTACCGCTGGTAATTTAGTTCTTAATGCCCAAGCAGATTTAAGATTTGCTGATGCAGATTCTAGTAACTATGTAGCATTCCAGGCTCCTAGCACTGTTGCGGCTAATGTAACATGGACGTTACCAGCAACAGACGGAACTATTGGGCAAGCATTAACAACCAACGGAACCGGAACACTAGCATGGGCTACTATTTCAGGTGGCGGTGGTGCTACTGTGAGTGTAACTGCAACTTCTGTATTGTACAGTTCAAGTGGAACCAGTATCGACGGCAGTTCTAATTTTACTACAGACGGAAACGGAGCTGTTACTGCTGTTGCACTTAGAGCAAAAACATTCACACAATTAGATTCATCGGGCACTGGTGTAGGAACAACTACACACACTGCCGGAGTTACCCTAAATGATACCGGCATACACACTTTAAGATTTAGATCTGCAAGTTTTGACGTTTATTCTAATGATGTTATTATCGGGGACGATAATGCATTCGACGGTAGAGTAACTATTCAAAGTGGTGGTGCTGCTACCAAAACATTATCATTAAAAAGCTATAACTCATCAGCCACTAGCGGGACATTAAGTTTATTTAAATCTAGAGGTAGTAAATCAGCGCCAGGCGGAGTGAATATTAATGACAAGATTTACAATATTGCATTCGAAGCTTGGAGTGGTACTTCTACTCTTGTAGGTGCTAGAATTTATGCAGAAGTCTCAGCAACACCGAGCTCAGTATTAATGCCAGGAGATCTAGTTTTTGAAACTTCAGATACAGCAGGTGCTACAAATGTTGTTGGTAGGTTTACTAATGCAGGAATTTTTAAACCTCAAGAAATTGAAATACAAACATCCAGACTAACTACAGCAACTAGTGTAATGGCAATTAGAACAACTCTAGCAGGTAACCCTGTTATTAATGTTCGTTGTACAAACAACGGTAACGTAGAAGTTAGTCAAGTACTAGTAGCCAGCACTACAATTAGCCCAATGGTTACTAATGCAGATTTAACATTAACTGGAAACGGAACTGGTAAAGTAGCGGTTACGGGAAACATGGCTGCAACAGGCACTGTAACTGCTAGTTCGTTTACAAGTACTGCAGTTGGTACGCCGACTATGACCAGTGCTACTGACATTAGACTTGCAGCAGCCGGAGTTGTACATGTAACGCAGACTCCTTTTAGATTAGCATCGTTTGACACTGCCGGAATACTTACACTAACTCCAGTTAACGGTGATATGATTTATAATAGCTCAACGAGTAAAATACAAGCCTATGCCGGCGGAGCTTGGGTTGATCTACATTAATTAACATATGACAAAAGAATATATTGTAAGTCTTAAAGCAGATGTAGACTATAATGCATTCTGGAACGAGATTGAAAATGACGGTAATACTAATCTGTTTATTCCAGATAGACGGGTTGACATTGTTAACGAACGACCAGGAAGTTTAAGAAGCTGTCATTACGCATTAACTGATTTAGAAGCAGCATATTTAAAAAATGATCCTAGAGTTTACTCTGTTGAGATACCCCCGGATCAACGTACAGATATTAAAATAGGAAGACTGGCCACACAAAGTGGAGACTTTACTAAAACTACATCCGACTCTGGAAGTTACATTAATTGGGGTATTAGACGTTGCATAGACATAACGAATCCATATGGCGCTCTAAATACTGTTTCAGGAAATTACGATTATAACAATGACGGAACTGGGGTGGATGTTGTTATACAAGATAGTGGAATACAATCAGATCATCCAGAATTTACCGATGCCAATGGCGTTAGTCGAGTAAGAGAAATCAACTGGTACATACTTAGCGGCTTACCGGGAACACAAAGTCCTAGTCATTACAGGGATTATGACGGCCACGGTACACACTGTGCGGGAATTGCTGCTGGTAAGACTTACGGATGGGCTAGAAATTCTAGAATTTATTCCGTTAAAGTTAACGGATTAGAAGGCGATGGGGACGAAGGTACCGGTATGTCAGTTAGCGATTGTTTTGATGTAATTAAACTTTGGCACTTAAACAAACCTATTAATCCAGCTACCGGAGCAAGAAGACCAACAATAGTTAATATGAGTTGGGGATACAGTACATTTTATAGCACAGTGTCAAGTGTAACATATCGGGGTGCTAACTACACAGATTCGTCAACTACTAGCAATAGTGGATATAGATATTCTCAATACGGTATAGTACCTAACAGTGGAGGATTTTTTTCCACTTATAGTATGCCAGTTAGAGTTGGCTCTGTTGATGCTGATATAGAGGAACTAATTGCAGCCGGAGTACATGTGTGTATAGCTGCCGGAAATGCTCAATATTATATGGATGTACCGGGCGGCATTGATTATAATAATAATACACAAACCGACGGTGGTACGAAATACTTTCATAGAGGAAGCAGTCCGTGTTCAGTTAATGCCAACATGGTTGGCTCTTTAGATTCTACAGTTGCAGTTTCTGCAATTGATCAAAAGTCAACATTTAGTAATGGTGGACCTGGGGTTAATATTTGGGCGCCTGGCTCTAACATTATGAGTGCTACTAGCACAACTAATAGGTGGGGAGCAGGTAGTCAAAACTATTATTTGAATGCTAGTTATAAACAAACTAATATTTCTGGCACTAGTATGGCAAGCCCCCAAGTGTGTGGAATAGGAGCACTTTATTTGCAACGATATCCCGCAACTACTCCTACCGAATTGCAAGGATGGTTAGCCACTCAAGGGACTCAAGGTGCTAGAATTTTTAGTACAGGATCGTCAGTTGACTATACTAATCAAAGATCTATTCTTGGTTCTGCACAAAATTTAGTATATTGGCCGTACGCTAGAACTGCCGAGCCTGTGACTTCTAATCAAACAGGATCGTTTACTATGAGCAACGGGCTCTTTATAAGTTACACATAAAGGATTAGTATGGCGCTTGCTATTTGGACACAACTTACAGGTTATACATTTCCAACTGTACAAGAAAGAGCAGTAGTTGATCTAGCACTGCCTGTATCGTTTACCAGCGGCGTTAATTTTAAAGTTATAACAGGGATATTGCCACCAGGACTTAGATTAGAAGGTAGCAGGATTGTTGGTAGTGCTTTTGAGGTTCCTAGACCAACAACATTTAAATTTGTTATTAGAGCTAGTAATGGAACAGATATTGCAGATCGAACATTTAATATTCCTGTACAAGGTGAGGATCAACCTATATGGTTAACTAATGAAGGTAGTTTACCAATAGGAAATAATCAAGCATATTTTATACTTGACTCAAGTTTTGTAGATTTTCAATTAAGTGCGGTAGACTCAGATACTACTGCCGGACAACAATTAAAATATTTTATTGGTAAAGGCGGGGGAGAACTTCCCCCCGGATTAATTTTAACAGAATCAGGAAGGATAACGGGATTTATTCAACCTGCACTAGCTATAACTGAAAATGACGGAGAAGGTACATACGATACTGGTGCGTATGATGCAGTGGCATTTGACTTTGGTTATAGACCTTCAAACGGTTATGACAGTTATATTTACGATACTGTATTTTTTGATTTTAGTATACCTACTAGAGCTCCTAGAAAAATCAATCGTAATTATGAATTTATAGTTACGCTAACAGATGGCGATACTTCTATACAACGAAAATTTAGAATATTTGTTGTGGGGGACGATTTCTTTAGAGCAGACAACGTTGTTACTCAAGCTGGCGAAGGTGTGTATACTGCCGACATTACCTACTTAAGATCTCCTATTTGGATTACTCCTAATAACTTAGGAACTAGACGAGCAAATAATTATCAAACACTACTTTTAGAAACATACAGCGATTTCTCAGACTACGGTCCAATTGTCTATAGTTTAGAACCAAATAATCCAGATGTATATGCTGTTTCTTTTACATCTAGTTCTTTAGAGAATAGAATAGGAACTAATAAAATTAGAATCACTTCTGTTACAGGGACTCCCGCAATTGGTCATCGTATAAAACTTTCAGATTACGTAACCGGTGCAGGTGAAACTGTTTATATTATTAACAATGTTACAGAAGCCGGCGGCGAATTTTTACTAACATTGACTTCAAATTTACTTGCTACTATACCAAACGACACTAAAATGTTCTTTGGTCCAGTAAGCGTACTACCTAGAGGTATGTCTTTTGATGTAGCATCTAGTGAAGTATTTGGATTAGTTCCTTATCAACCAGCAGTAACTGAAACTTTTAGATTTACAGTTAAAGCAACTAGATACGGTGTTGGTTCTGAAATTGCATATAGTACCCGAACATTTACTATTAACATTCTAGGAGAGGTTGACAGTGTTATATCTTGGAACACCCCAAGTGACTTAGGTGCTATCGATGCTAATTTTATTAGTACACTAAAAGTATCCGCTACGTCAACTATACCAAATGCTATCATGTTATATAAAATAACTAGTGGAGGGTTGCCTCCGGGATTAACATTAAACTTAGACGGAGAAATTACAGGTAAAGTAAATCAATTTAGTACAGGGCCAACAAATCCTGGTCTTACTACATTTGATACAAACACATTTACCCTAGACGGATTAACTACAAGTATAGATCGAGAATATGCATTTAGCATACAAGCTAGGGATCAATATAATTATAGTGCTATTACTCAAGAATTTAATATTAGCATAAACACACCCAATGATAGATTGTATAGTAATTTGTTTGTAAAGCCTATGATGAAACTATCTCAAAGAACTATTTGGTCTGATTTTATTAAAGACTCTACTATTTTTACACCGTCGTTAATTTATCGTCCTAGCGATAATTCGTTCGGTGTACAAAAAGATCTAAGTATGTTAGTATATGCAGGGATTGAAACAACAAGTGCGGCAGCATATATAAGTGCAACTGGGTTAAATCATAAAAAGAAACAATTTAAGTTTGGATCAGTAAAATCTGCTGTAGCTAAAATACCCGGAACTAATGACATAGTGTATGAAGTTGTTTATGTGGAAATTGTAGATCCGTTAGAAAAAGGAACAGCATACCTTGATAATTATATCGGTAAGCAATTAGATCCGTATACCATTAGGGTAGACAATTCTAACAGAATTTATTCTAGAACACCTTCTATAATTGACGACGTACTTCCGTTCGATGTTCGCCCGGAGAGACGTGTAACATTAGATCAAACTGATTTATTAGCAAGTGATTCAAATCCTACACGAATATACCCTAGTAGTGTAGCAATTTGGCAAGAGCGAATAAAAAATTGGACCGATAATCAAGGAAACGGCTTAGAAACAGAAAGAAATTATATGCCGTTATGGATGCGTAGCATACAATCTGGTTCTAAAACAGAACTAGGTTATGTCAAAGCTGTACCATTGTGCTATTGCAAATCAGGTGGGGCAGTGGACATTTTATTAAATATTAAAAATTCAAATTTTGATTTTAAATTATTAGACTATACTATAGACAGATATATAATAGATTCCGTTACTGGTTACAGCAGCGATAAATATATCGTGTTTAAAAATGACAGGATTACTATATCATGACAATATCATCAATTGTATACGGAAACGTAGACGCAACTTATCCAATAGCTGGACAAGATAATAATAGCCAAGGTTTTAGAGACAACTTTGCTGCAATTAAAACAGGGTTACAAGTAGCAGATGCTAATTTTACAGACCTATCAACTAACACAGCTAAATTAAATGCTGACAATAACTTTAACGGCGTTTTAGTTGATAACGCAGTTACAAATAGATTAACTGGCACTGTCAATAATGCAGGAAGCGGTAGCGGAACAATTTATGTAAGTTTTAACGACGGTGAGTATCAATTGTTTACAGTTACAGGTACAAGTACTATTAGTTTTAAAGACTGGCCAGTTAGTGATCGTTACGCTAAAATACGTGTACACTTGGCAAGCAATCTTATAGGTAGCCAAACAATTTCAGCATTTGCATCAGAAGGCGCAGTAACTCCTAAATTTGATAATAGTTTTCCGGGCCCGTTTACATTGAATATTTCCGGTGCTCCTAAAATAATTGAAGCATGGACGTTCAACGGCGGCGCCACAGTATATGTAAAATATCTAGGCGAGTTTGCATAATGCATCCATTGGCTGACGACTTTAGCAATCTTAAAGATTTGGAGATTGAATCTAAGATACAAGAGCTATCTAGAAAATATTGGATGACCAATAATCCCAATATTCAAAATCAGATATCTTTATTTTTAGATCTGTATAGATCCGAATTGGCAAACCGAAGAGCTAAACTTTGGCAAGAACAAACCGGAAAACGCAACGAAAACCTTGACAAATTAATAAATGTCAGTTAAAATAAGGTCATGCAACATGACCATCTAGGCAATCCAATCTACGAAGATCGTGATATAGTATCATTACTTTATCATGGAAACATACAATTCTTAGAAGATATTTTAATTAATCCAGGAAAAGAAGTAGATCAACTATTAGAACATTCTGAGCTAAATTTAAAAATAGCAAATAACTCTTTTAAAAATGTTAGTAAAGAAGATTTTGATAAACTTCTACAAGAAGATTGGTTTATTCCAGAAGAATACATAAATTTTGATGTCGAAGCATACTTAGTAGATGTATGCCCTAAACAACACTATCAACGACTAGTAGACGAATTAGTAGAATTTAGATCAAGAAATATGATCAATTTACTACGCTGGTTAAAATATTTTGTAGACACTTGCGAGAAAAACAATATAGTGTGGGGTGTGGGTCGGGGTAGTTCTGTTTCAAGCTATGTGCTTTATTTGCTAAATGTACACAGAATTGACAGCATAAAATATAATTTAGACTATCAAGATTTCTTAAGATAAGTAAAATACAAGGAGACTATTATGTCAGCTAAAAATCCAATTAAAACAATTTACAAAAGTATGCAAGGTAAAGAAGTAGATCTTGAAAAACTTCGTCAAAAACACGAGCTTACTTTAGCAGTCGGCAATGTTCGTGTAAATGCACGTGGTGACGAACTAGGGCCCGGGGGTAAAATTATTAAGCGTCGTGAAGATGTGATGAAAGAGTACTACAAGGGCGACTCACAAAATAACGAAACCAATTAAGGAATAAAGATGAATGTAGTCAAAGGTAAACTAATACCTTTAAAAGATAAAGTCCTTGTGCATAATATGCATTTTGGCGAGCAACGATCTAGTAGTGGTTTAGTTATCTTAGGTGACGATGGAAAGGATCGAGGAATATATCCTCGATGGGGACAAGTCTTTGCTAAAGGTACAGAAAACAAAGAAGAATTTCAAGTAGGTGACTGGATTTTAGTTGAACACGGTCGCTGGACACGAGGTATATCTTACGACAACGGCGGCGTCGAACCTACAGTAATTAGAATGGTGGACAACAAATGTGTACTAATGTGGGCTGAAGAAAGACCCGACGATACTGTAATTGCTAAAACAATTAATGTTCCAATTGCAAACGAGGCTTATAGAATTTAATATGACTAATCCGTTTAGAGACCAAGAAAAGTTTATGAGGGCCAGCGACCAAACTGTTGGCGAACTAAATG